CATTTGAAAAATTCCTTAATGCTGAAGTTACTGGCGAGGTAGAAATAGAGCCTGATGAAGCTGAGTATGTGGATATTGAGCCAGAGATACAAATCTTGCCCAGAAAACCACAACCAGTTATAGATTCTATAAAAGTTAAACATCAATCAAAACAAGATAAGAGAAAAACTGCTAAAGAATGGAGAGAAAGAGCCATGGCTGTAGGTGTTCCTATTCTGCCTAGAGGTCGTAAGACTCCATCTCAGAAAAAAGAGTGGCAAAAGCTGGTAATTGAAAAAGAAAAACAATTTCTTTAAGAAAGGGGGCAGTAGCCCCCAATCATTTACTTTATAGTTACTTCTTGTTTCTTAGGGATAGTAGGTTCTTTCTTGGGAATCTCAATCCTGAGAACACCATCTTCAAAATTTGCAGATATATTCTCTGTATCAAGTAAATCACCAAGCTGAAATGACCTTCTAAACGATGAATGCTTGAGTTCTTTACGGATGTAACGAACATTTTCATCATCTAACTGGTGTTTATCACCACTAATACTTAAAATGCCCTCTTCTATTTCTATTTTGAGTGCATCTTTCTTTAATGATGGTATTTCGGCAATAATTACAACACAATCATCATAATCTGCCACATCTACTTTAGGAAATGAACCTTTTTCAAATGATATGCCAAAGTTTTTCTCAAATTCTGGGAATTGATTGGAAACAATGTTATCAAACATTCTATCAAAGGGTGTTAAAAACTCATCTCGGTTGAAATGAAGGGGTACTTTTGCTATTTTCATAATAACTCCTATATGCTAGTTAATTTAATTGCCCTCACATTGAGCGACAACATACCTAAATTTACTAAAAATAAGAGTTTACAACAAGTCTTTTTGCTTAATGACTCTCTGAGTGTGGTAAGAGCCACATTCTGGGCATTGGTCTTCCTTCTCAAACTGAGAACTTAGTGTTTTCCAAGACCATGAGCATGATTTACAATACCAAAGGGCTATATTATAACCTTTCATTAATTTTTTTCCCAGTTTTCTCTTTCGGCTGACATCTTAGCTAGTTCTTCCATCAATTCCTCATTGGTTGGAATCTTTATGTCTTCTACCATTTTGTTTGATGCATGAATGAGTGATGCCAATAATTGATTGTTGGCTAACTCTATTTCTGATAAATCTGTTAATCGTCTATCTAAATCCCTTACTAACCCTTCAAGTGTCATAAGATAATCTAAAAGGTCTTCTATCTGTCCCATACTAACTTTCCTTATATTTGTTAGTATAAACTAGTAACGATTATGTTTGTAATACAAATTTTCTTTTTACTGATACTGCCTGTTTTGTTTTTCTTCTAAAATCTGCGTTAATTTTATTACGAGTCCTATCATCTGTAGAGATAAATGGTCTAGCTTGTGTTGTTGGCACTTCTCCATTATGATGCCAGACACCATACTGTACAATATCCATAGTATTTTTATTTGCTTTTATACTATTGTATAGTTTACCACTAGCTTTTAATGGGGGGCTTTCTGGGTATCCTTTGCTTTTTCTCCATTTTTTCGTAGAGCTTTTAATCGCAGGTAAGCCTTTATCAATGTTTTGTTTAGAGCCTGTCTCTGTTCCTTGAGCGTATTCATTTAAATACTCCTTTATAATTTTAGGCATTGCTCTGCCTAGTTTTCCAAAACTATAATTAACTTCTATTCGTAGTTTCATTTGATTCCTGTACTATTTCAGCATTAACTGATTTATTTTCCTCAATAATAGATTGTGCTTGTTGTAAACTTAAATCTTTATTCTCTCTTACCATTATTTTAGCTTGAGTAATTAGATTTTGTTTTAGGTCGAACTCATCTTTAAGAATTTGGTCTTGTACTGTTTTAGGGTATTCAACTTCATGAAAGTCAATGCCAAACTCTTCAGGTAAAGAAATACCATTATATCCAGCAATAGTTCTCTCAATATCATATAATTCTTTTTCGTATAATCTCCAAAGAGAAATATCATCATAGTAATCTTCTTTTCTTTCCATATCTTTAACCATAAGAGAAATACCACTAGGTACTTCACCACCTGATTCAGCCCATTGTATCCATAAATGATTATTAGATGCCACTAGTTCTATTTGAAATTTAATATTTTGTATAGCTTCCATAATATTTCCATTAGGACTAGTGATGTTGTAAGCACCATCATCACCCATATCAAGAATAGTATTTGAACCAGCACGAACCATATTTTGGTCAGCATTTAATCCATTTACCCAAGGCTGACCAAACATATTAAATCTTAACCCAAGATTCATTTCTGTCATGCTAATATTAACTTGTTCATTACAATTTATAATATCATTAGCACCTTCTACATAAAAAGAGTCTATCTGGTCTTCTCTGTGTGTAAAAGCAAAAGGAAGTATGCCATATGGATTGTCTTTTTCATTTTGTATATCACCATCTTCATTCATAGTAATATACTTCTCAGAATCCCAGTATTCCCATTGCAACCCTTCATTATCCGATAAATCTGCTGTTTTATTTAGCAAGGGGTAGATAATTGCTGTTGGTTTAAAAGGATTTTCATCAAAATACGCTTCAAAGTAGTAAATTGGTCTATAATCAAAAACACCATCATTCCAATATACTCTATTGGCAATAGTACCAAGCAATCTAGTCATTCTCTCAGAATGTTTCATTCTAACATCTTTTGTTGGTGTTAATTCTAAATATTTATCACTTTCAACATTTCTTTTAGCACCTAATGTATAGATACCACTTACTTTATTGATAAATTTTCTTGTAAAGTTTTGCAGAGCTGGTGGTATTTCACTAAAAGCATCTCCTTGAAAATAAGGTCTTATATACTCTTCAGTAGAAGTGCCAGAATAATAATCAAGATATTTTCTGATTTCTTTTCTTCTATATTGTGATTTTAATAACTTAGCCTCGCTTAGTCTGTCTTTAATTACTTTGTCTATCATCTTTGTATCCTTTTCATTTCTCTATTTCTCATTGGAAATCTATTAATTATAAAATATCTAAAAGCATCGTTTCCATGGTCGTGATAACCATCTTTGATTGGCTCTTCTTTAATTGGTTTGCCATCTTCTGATTCTGGGTATCTATATTCCTCAAAATCTTCTATGACCTCTTTGCAATTTTTATGAACATGAACTCTTCTTACACCATCGGCACTTTCAAAGAATCCTCTAGTGTAAGAAACGCTATTAACAATATTTCTACTCATTCTATCTTTCGTAGATAAGACTCTAATTCCACTTCTTCTAAATATCTCCATGTCTCCAGCACCACTCTGCCCCTGAACATTTGCACCAGCAGGGTCACCATAATATGACATTATTGGGTATCCCTTAACCTTAATCATCTTAATTAGGTCTTCTGTTTTAATATTGTTCTTATGTAATATGCAGTCAAATACTCTTATATGCTCAAATTCTCCATCAAACTGAGTTTGTATAAAAAGAACTGCTGGTTGTCTATATCCAAAATCTATTGTGCAGAATGTAGGTAAATTAGGGTCGTATGGAAAATCTCCCACATCTTTATCTCTATGAAAATCCCAAACCTTCCCTTCAAATACAGAAAACTCTGCACCAAATTCCTGCCCAAAAAGTTCTTTAGACATATTCCTTTTTCTTTCTACAATAGCTGGGTCATCCTTTCCTAATGGAAATTCATGTTGATTTTTCCAAGATGGAGATGTGTAACTATTCCACTCATTATCTGATTGTCCTAATTTATACAAATCATATATCCAATTTCTACCCTCTGGGGTAGTAATAAAAATAACCTTACCTTTTCTACCAGCAACAGTTGGAGATAGGTACATATCCCAAATTTTCTTATTCATCTTGGCAACCTCATCAATTACGAGTAAGTCAAGACCTTCTCCCACTAATGAATCAGCATTATCCGCTGACATTCCTTCTACAGTAGTTCCCCACTTAAAACGAATGTACATATCTTTTTCAGATGCTTTGTCTATGTCTTCTCCATGACCAATAACCATTCGTTGCCATATTTCTCTAAATATTAATCTAGCTTTCTTATATGACATTCCCACAACCCAAATACGTTTATTAGGTTGAGATGCTACATAAGTAGCTTCCATAGCACTAGCCCAAGTCTTTCCAAATCGTCTGCCACATACGATTACATGAAATCTGGCATCTTTTTTTTCTGGGTAGTGTAGGGCTAATTGCCCACTATGTGGTTTGTAGTCAAGATACTTAAACCACTTTTTCTTAAATTCGTAATTTTTTTCTTGCATTAGAATAGTGTTTTAAGTTAGTTTATGATATACATATTATGCAAGGGAATTTTGCATAAATTAACCAACTCACTTAAGAGGTAAAAATGTCAGAAGAAAAGACCATCGAGCCAGATGTAAAACAGGAAGCCGACACTCAAGTCGAAAACAATGTACAGGATGCTATTCCTCGTTCAAGACTAAATGAAGTAATCTCACAAAAGAAAGAACTTGAAACAAAGTTAAATGAGATGAAAACAATGGTAGAGGAAAAGCAAAGGGCAGAACTTGAAGAACAAGGTAAATTATCTGAACTAAACTCAGTATTAGCAAAAGAGAATGAAGAATTGAAAGTAATTAAAACTCAATTTGAATCTCAAGATACTAGATTAAGGAATGATGCTTTGTCAAGACTGCCTGAAGATAAAAGAGAGAAATTCTCTAGTTTACCTACAGATTCTCTTTTAGATGTTGTTGAAGAGTTATCATCTGTTAAAAGCAATCCACAAAATAATGTTGGAACTGTTTCTAGGAAAGATGTTGATTTTAAAAGTATATCTAAAGAAGAGCGTAGAGATAACTGGAGTTCTATTCTCAATAATTTTAAAAGATAACTTAAGGAGTAAACAAAATGGCTTTTACAGACCCATTTGACGTAAATGTTCACTCAGGAGGTACTGGAGCAGTAACACCAAATATTGCTGACCAGTTTATCCCTGAAGTTTGGGGGCAAGCTATATTAGAGGCTTTCCAACAAAAAATAATGATGAAGAATGTCGGAATTGACTTGTCACCTGAAGTGGCAAATCAAGGCGATAAAATTCATCTTCCACACATTGGTGTTCCAGCACTTAGTGCTTTTACACAAGGTGGTGAGATTGCTACTGATGTAACAAGTGGTGGTAGTATGACAAGTGATGAGACTTCTTTAACTGTTTCTGAGTATAATGTAGGTTCTGCTTACATTCCAGACATTGTTAAAGTTCAGTCTAACTATGACTTGATGGAAATTTATGCAAAACAGTTAGCATATGCTTGTGCTAGAGGTTTTGATAATTTCTTACATTATCAAGTAGCTAATAATCTACAGGGATTACTTTCTAGTGCTACTGGTGCAATCGGTGCTGATGCAAACGAATCAATGCATGTTCAAACAACTGGCTCAGTTCTTTCTCAAGCTAATTTAACTTCACTAATGGGGTTAATTCTTGGTGAGACTGGTGACACAGAAGGTTGGAACTTGGTACTATCTCCAGATATGTATGCAAGTCTAAACTCGCTAACTAGTTA